TTATAAATTAAAGATTTGTAAGAAAATCATTGAATAAGTTCAACTTATTCTCTTCCAATCTTTTTTGATCTACAAGGGTATTGATTGTCTTGTAGGTTTTTTCTGCGTATTTTTCACGAAGAATACCACCATCCCATACCCATTCCTTTCCTTCCATGATTCCTGAAACAAAAGCATCAGGTGCTGAAGGATCAGCAACAATGTCAGCCGCCGTAGCTAACATAAAGTCTTCTCCAACAACATTGATTCCCTCTCTTGTCATACGAAGAGAACCAATGCCACGAGAAGAAACACCCAACTTTACACCCTCAGAAATCAGAGATTCTGCAATCTTACCCATTGGGGTTGAAAGAATCTTTGCTTTTCCGATGATATTATCACCACTTTCTTTCAGAGAAATAATCTTGTGAGAAACTCTATCCAGATTTACAGTAGGACCATCTGGATGTCCAAGTTCACCAAGTGCTCTACCTTGAGCAACATGATTCTCATTATAACGAGCAACTTCTCTACGAAGAGTTTCCATAGGATACATACGACCATTGCGGTTCTTGATGTTTCCTTGGAGAAAAACACCTTCGATGAAGAGTGACTTTTTACCGTTCTTGTTTTCAACGATAAATTCTACCTGTTCGATTTCTTCTCTGATGAGTTTCATGGCTTTAGTTTGTAAATCCTACTTTGTTTGCTTTGATTGCTGAAGATGTCCAAATAACATCAGTTGGAAGTTTTTCCAGAAACTCTACTGAGTTACCTGGCATACTGAAATAGTTAGTAGTTGCGGCACCAACAATAGTTGAAACTCCAACAGTAACAATACTACCAGTATCATTATGAAGCCTTACACAAGTTGCACTACCAATACTTGTAGCAGCACCAGCAGTTGCACCAGTAGTAACTTCAGTTTCAATTATCTTAGTTCTTTGCATTTTTTATAATGAAGTCTTATACTTTTTATTTATGATTCTTCGTATTCTTCAGTATCTCCTACTTCATTTCCAAAGAGAGAATTTGCAGCTACTGGCTTGTAGTCATCAACTCTTTCAGCAGCTTTTGAGAAAAGAATATCTTTGATCTTATCGCTAATTTGAGAAGGACTCTCATCAGAAACGATCATATCCATTAATTCATCCATACCTGTAAAATTTAATGTCTTTGTTATTTATCAGATTTCCCCACCCTCAGGAACTTCAACTGATTTTTCTTGATTTTTTAAATCAGGTTCCATTACTGGTTGTCCAAGATCCATGGCAGCTGCTCCACCACCCATAGGCATCGGTTGTCCAGTAGCTGGATCTACAGTCATCATTGCTGGATCAGGAATAGTTCCATCCTCAATCTCTTTAGAGATGAGTGCATTTTGATCAACAATTTCCTGATCAGTTTGACGTAAGATCTTTCTTCTCACATAATCTTGAGAGTAATACTTACCAACATAAGGTTCTGCTGTTGCAACTAAACTCAATCTTTCATTAAGAAGTTCTGCTTCTTTCAGTTCAGAGAAGTGATTATCATAAAGGAAGTCATATTGAATATGTTCATTCATGATCTCCCAATCTTCTGGGGTGATAATGTTCTTGAGAATCAATTGAGTTCTCAACATATCACTAAACATATTCGAGAATCTCTTTCTCAAACGACCCACAAATTTAGTAAACTTGAGTTCATCTCTTAAGATTTCTGAAGATCTTCCAAGATTAAATCCACCCTCTCCACCAATTCTTGTTGGAGGAACATTCAGAGATCTGTAAAGTTTTTCTTGGAAATACTTAATGTCAGTAATTTCTCCAAGATTTTGACCGCCAGGAAGTGTAGAGATTTCAGTTCCTCTACCACCTTCACGACGAGGAAGCCAGAAATCCTCAAGCATACTCATATACTTTTTATCATCACGGATTTCTCCAGTTTGAGCATCGTAAACTAACTTATTACGATATCTCATCATCACATCTCTGAGATATTGTTCGGCTTTTACTTTAGGGAGATTGCCAACATCAATGTAGAAGATTCTTCTTTCAGGTGCTCTCGATAATCTGTAGATAACCAAAGAGTCCTCAATCATTCTGAGTTGATTGAGTGCCTTAATTGCTTTATGAAGATATGAAAGTGTTGATCCCTTATTCCTATCAACAAGACCTGAAGTGCAGTAGGTTATAGAATCTCTGGAAAATTTTATTCCGGTGTTGGAACTAGTATCAGTTGGACTTGCTGTTGGATAAGATGTTTTTGGGCTATAGATGAAATACTCTTCAATTTCTGGAAACTCATAATCCATTGGATCATCAGATTTCATTCTTGCAAAAGTATTTGATTTATCCGGCTTATTTTTATTTTGACGGACATAACGCATCTTAAGTGCGTCGATATATCTTAATTCTTGAATACCTTCTTGTGGATTCTTTAAATCGATTACTTTGTGGTAATACAGCCTACCATCAACGTACCAATTTCTATAAATTTCGTGAGATTTCTTATCGAAATCTAAAAGTTCTAGAATATACTTAAACTCTTCTCTAATCTTTTTCTTAATTCCATCACTAGCATTCAGATTATCCAAGTCAATCTGAACGGGACTATCATTAGTATCTGATACAATAGCCTCATTCACAATATCTTCAATAGCACTATCACATTCTGGGTGAAGTGCCATTTCACGATATCTTTTGATTAAATCAAACTCTGTCCTGTAAATTCCTTCAATATCAACATAAGAACCAAAAAAACCACTACTCAAGTAGTGGTCAGTCCCATCCTCATTATTCTGAGGGACGGGACTGACTGTACTCGGTGATAGTGGTTCGTTATCCTCAATAGAGAATCCAAACAATTTTGCCATTATTAAAGTTTCTATCTACTTATGATCTATTTATTACGCTCCAGTTCCAGCTCTTTCTGGGAACCAGTATTGAACTTGGAACTCAACAGTAAATTCCTCAATGGTATTTGACTGATCATATGACAGTCCAATCTCAGAAATAGCGGTTGGGAAAATATCGATGAAACGATATTGTGCCAAAATGTTGGCATCTTCACCAGTTGTGTTATTTCCCTGAGTGTTTGATGGGCTTCTTCCGAGTTGATAAACAATAGCGTTACCCATGTAATCATTAGGATTGGTTAATCCAGAGTGATCACCATACTGAGCGATGTTTTGCATCCAAGCTTCAAATGCTCTTCTGTGAATGAAGTTCTCGTCGTTAATGACAGATACTGTCCAAACGTCGATGGTTCTATCACCAGCAACCTTCAATTCTCTTCCTCTAAAAGGAACAGGAATTGGGGTAATTGTTGAAGCTGGAAGTGCAGCTGCTTTACAAAGAAAACGGAAGTTCTCTTTGTCAAACTGACCAGTTCCATCACCCTGAACTGCAAGGTTCACACCAGTTGGGAAAGTCACATCAACCTCAAAAAGGTTGGGGCGAGCCCCACTGCCAATCATTTTTGACTTGAACTGTGAAATGTTTCTTGTTGGGATTTGTGCCATTTTTAGGTTCCTCCTTTAGTAATTTATAATATAAAATCAAACTCTACCAACAACTTCTTCGAAGCTTACACCAGTTCTGGTGGCGACGAATGTAAGTGTGACATAGTTAATGGACTTAGCTGGTTTCAGGAAGATGTCAGCTCTAAATTCATTATTATCAATTACGTCAGGAGTGTTATTTGTTTCATCACAAACTACCAGGAATCCATAAAGACCTCTCTTTGCCTGAACATCACGGAGATATGGTTCAACAATATTGACGAAGTTTGCTCTTGTAATCTGATCGTTCAGTTCGAAGAGTTGTGCTTCTGCTGACTTCTGAAGTGCTTGTTCAACAGTCAGGAACAAACGACGAACGTTAATTCTGTCGAATGCTGAAGCGTATCCAAGAGCTGTTTTGTCACCAAACAAGAGAATTCCAATTCCAGGAGAATTAATGATTGAATTAACTCTCATTGGATACAGTTGATCTCTCTGAGATTTATTTGGATTGTAAGCAAGTTTGATAGCGTTATTCAGAATACCTCTTTGTTGTCCAGCTGGTGAGAACCATGGATATGCAAAGATTGAAGTTCTTACACAAAGTCCAGCAACATCTGGGTTACATGGAATATAACGGAACTTGTTATTAAATCTGTCATAAGTGTACTTATAACCACTATCAAAGATCGCGTAAGATGATGAACCAAGTGGTGAGAAGAATCTAATGATATTGTCCGTTTGTGTATCGGAGTTGGTGATAGGACCACCATCTCCCTGAATAACATCTGCTCTGTGTGGAGAAATAACAGCGATACAATCCTTTCTGTTATTTGCGATGGAGATCAGATGATTTGCTTTTGCCTGAGACTCAAACTTGTTACCAAGTCCAGGACCCATGATCAAGTAATCAACTGCGATCTCATCTTTGTTTGAGAAGAGATTGTAAGAAGTAAAGAGATTTCCAAGTGTTGCTGTCATTCCCTTTGTTGCTGAATAATCAGCACCACCATCAAGAGAATAAGTTACGTTACCAATTGAACTAAATGTTACATCTTGAGCAAATTGGTTCCACTGTCCATCACCTTCAGTGACTGGTGTAAATCCTGATGAGAATCCTTGAGCGATTGGGAAAGTTCCATGATATGTATCTGGACCAGTTGAAGGATTATCTCCAACATAGACATAAGATGAGAAAAGTGCGAGATATTCTTTCCAGTAAATTTTTGTAGGAGCGTTGACTGCAGAAACAGTATCTGTTGCTTTCGACAGACCTACAAACTTCTCTAAGAGATTTCCTTGAATTCCTGTTACTGAACCAGTATCATCAACAACAACTACGTGAATACCATCGTTTTTACCATTTCTATCGGTTACATAACCATTGCTAATTGGCTTAGGTGCGATGGAACTCCAGAAAATTGTGGTGTTTGTCAGATTCAGAGTTTGTGAATCATACCAGTCTGCTACAGTTTGAATAGTAGTAACTGTTCCATTACCAGTTGCGATTCCAGAGTTATTATAGAAAGATAACGCATCAGATGCTTGGAAAGATGCATTTGAGTCTCCCATTGCATAAGAGATGGGATATTCAACTCCATTATCTGTCGTTGCTGTAGAAACTCTTGACAGAACTTTAATATCAATTGAGCTGTTACCAGTTGTAGAAGCGGTAGAAACACCAGTGATGATACCCTTGATGTATCCATTAAATCCTGTGGTTGAACCAACACCAGGAATAACAGCATTTACAAGAGGAGTAGTTACACCGTATCCAATAACTGCACCAGCAGCACCTGGATTAGTGGTTGTAATACCGATAATTTGGTCTGCTTTATCGTCGATAACACAGATCTTAAGATTGTTTGCCCAAGAACCGGGGTTCTTTGATGCAAATACATAATTTGCTATGTCATCAGCGTAATTCGCTTCGTAATCGTCAAAGTTCTTAATTTTCAGTGAGGTTGTATAAGCGAAACCAACACCAGCGTTTGCGTTATTAAGAGTTGCTCCATCAGTTCTTACAACTTTAAGAACACCGCCATATGAAAGGAATGAGGAAGCACTCATCCAGTATTCGTATTGGGCATCTGTTGAGAGTGGCTTACCAAATACGTTGATAAGTTCTTGTTCTGTGGTGATGTCAATTGCTTCGTCAACTGGACCAATTGAGAAAGGACCCGCAATTGCTCCGATATTATCTAAAACATTATCAGCTCTTCCTACAGTTAAGTCAACCTCTCTGACGAGTACGCCTGGAGATAATTGAGGAGTCGCCATGTTTTTCTCCTGATACTTCAGTTTAACTGAAAATATTTATTAAAATGGACTTTTTGAATGGGGAAACAGTGTATGAACAACTACCAATCAGGATATTCCCACTTATCAAAAACTTTGGATGTCATTCTACTAACAATTATTCTCTTTATTGTGCAATCTTTACATTCATAAGAATAAGATGATGGAACTTGACCTCTATCTTTTCTTGTTCTATAGAATCCATCGATCAGATTTTTTACTTCTCCACAAACCCTGCACTTCCTATCATTAAGAAGTAAGTGACCAAGTTTAATCTGACCATCTAAATCCATTACGATAAGTACTCCCACATATAAGCTCTATCACCATACTCATCGGTAAACCATCTGTCCCCATCAGAATCTACAAAACTACTAGTATCTAAACCATCATCAATAAATCCAAATGGTGCCATGTCTTGTTCAATTTGGTTCTTCTGTTCCTCATATAGTCTCTTACGAACATCTTGATCTGTCAGTTCTTTAAAGTAATCTTGAGCAACTAACCATGCATAAATGACAAGACACATTGCCAAGTCATCATTACATCCCTCTTCCGCTTCAAAGGAATTGTGTTTCTGAATGAAAGTTGTAAGTTCTGAAATAATTTCATAATCATTGAAGATAAGTTTATCTTCCTCAATCATTGTCTTGAGGTTAAGAGATCCGACTTTCTTTACAGTCTTGGACATTTTCACACCAAGTTGAGTTTTCTTGCCAGAAAAGCCTTGTCCAACAATCTGACCAGCTCTACCTCTCATGGAACACATTAGAAGATTTTGATATTCCAAGTCATATTGAAGGATTGAAGCAACCTGATCTCCAATATCATTGACTTCACAAAGAATATAAGCTCCGTTATAATTTTTCGCTACTTCCCAAATAATGTTGGGAAACAACATAGGTTTAATTTCATTATTTCTGTATTTTGCAACTATCTTATGAGGGAACGTTGTAATATCGACAACAACAAAAGCAGAATAATCCTCACTCACACCTCTAGCCACATCAACGGTCATCAGATAATCATGGTTATCTTTTGACTCTTCATAAACATCTAGTCCAGCATTACGTGTTTTTGGATGATCATAAACAAGAGTTCTAAGTTTGCTGGGAGCAATCAGAGTATCAACGGATCCTAGAAACTCACACTCAAACTCAACTTTGAATTGTGATTCTGAAGTGTTTGCAATAGTCTGAGCTTTCCAAGCACTATCTCTACCAGGAACTTCTGACCAGTGAACATCTGTTGGAATATATTCATTCTTCTTCTTTTCCGCATCATGCCACATACGGTAGAAGTGATTCATACCATGTGGAGTAGAAACAATAATTACTTTCGTGCTTTTACCAGAAGTAATAGTAGGATAAACAGATGCAAAGAAGGAATCTGCGATATGGTTTGGAACGAAAGCGAATTCGTCCAAGAAGAGGATATTGAAAGACATGCCTCGGACAG